CAGTTCTTTATTGGTTAGGATCTGGAAAAGAAGTAATAGATCAAACCCAAGAAGATGCAAAAGCATTTGGTTTAGAACTGCCGAAAACAAATAAAAAAGAAGAAGAAGATTTTGAGGTTAACGAAGATAATTGGGATGCCTTGATGATGTTTTGCAATATGCAAACACAATGGTCTACTTCTTTCGGAGGTTTCGTAGGATTAAAATATGAAGTACTTCTAATGCAAGGAGGTATGTTTGACCTTTACAATATTAAAGAAAGGTCTAAAATCTTAGAAGAGATTCAAATCATGGAAGCTAAAGCTTTGAAGGAATTAAATAAGGAAACTAAATAATATGGCTCAACAAACTTCAGCTATTAATATAAAATTTCTTACGAGTGGTGATTCTGAGGTAGATAAGGCTTTTAAAAGATTACAAGGAGAAGCTAGAAGATTAAATAGAGATTTTAAAGCATTATCAAAAGATTCAATAGCAAAAGTTAAAAATGAATTTAATAAATTAGGAGGTGGGGCTAGAAATAGTATTAATGCGATGCAAGCGCAACGTAATGCATTAAATAGCTTACGCAATATGGCTGATGTTACTAGCTTAGAATTTAAACAACTAACAAAGGATATTGGTTTACTTGATGCAAAGATGAAACAAGCTGCTGCTGGAGGTGGCGCTGGTGGACTTAAAGGTAGATTAAAAGGATTTGCTAAAGGTGCTGGTGCTGTTGCTGCGGCTGGTATCTTTGGAGGGCCAGAAGGTGCAGTCGGTGCTGGTATTGGAGCAATAGCTGGAGGGCCAGTGGGGGCTGCTGTTGGTGGCGCAATTGGAGCGCAGGTTGGAATGGTCAGAAAGCAACTTGCTGGTGTTGCTGAATATTCTGCTGCATTAGGTCTTCAAAGAAAAGCTTTAAGACTTGTAATTGGCGATACACAAAAATTTAATCAAGCACAAAAATTTCTTGCAGATACTTCTACAAAATTAGCGATACCTCAAGATGTTATAACAAGGCAGTTTACCTCTCTTACAGCTTCAGTAGTTGGTGCTGGACAATCTGTCTCGGATGCAGAAAAGGTATTCCAAGCTATTGCTGCTGGTATTAGAGGTACAGGTGGAAATCTTGAGGATATGAAAGCTGCAATGAGAGCGACTAGCCAGGTGTTCTCAAAAGGCAAAGTATCGGCCGAAGAATTGAGACAACAATTGGGCGAAAGACTACCTGGTGCTTTTACTTTATTTGCTGATTCTATGAATAAAACTCCAAAAGAATTAGATAAAGCATTAGAGCAAGGAAAGGTAACTCTTGATGATTTTATGAAATTTGCAGACAAATTATTTGATACTTATGGTGAAAATGCTGAAATTTTAGCCCAAGGGCCAGAGGCTGCTGGAGATAGATTGAAGACTGAAATGAGTGTGTTAAAAGATAATGTAGGTAAATTATTAAGACCTATTGGCGCAGAATTTCAAACCACATTTTCTAATATTGTTAAATCTATTAATCCGGCTATAGAAGCACTTGTAAAATTTCAAAATAAATTAAGGATAGTTAGTCTAGAAGAAAAAATAGAAGAAATTGAAAAAACAATTAAACGTGGTTTTAAGACTACTGGTGGTCTAATGGGTGGAGGAGGCATCCTTGGAGGAGGTATTCCTATAACTGTTGATACAGATGGACTAGAAAAGTTACGAAAAGAATTATCAAGATTAAAAGGTGAATTATTAGATTTACAAGGTGTACAACCAACTAGTGGAGTTGGACCTATCGCAGATCCAGAGGCATATGTAAGAAGTTTAGTAAAGACAAAAACATCTCCTTCAGAAGGAGAAGGAGATGATAAACCCTTAAATGGAATACAAAGAGGAGCGCAAGAATACTTTGATACAATAAAAAGTTTTGCAGAGGAAACAGGTGCAGCAGTAAGTAAAGCATTCCAAGGGATGGAGGATGCACTTGTTAAGTTTGTTATGACCGGTAAACTTAATTTTTCTGATTTAACAAGATCTATATTGGCTGATATGGCAAGGATTGCTATAAGGCAAGCAATAATGAAACCACTTATGGGTTTATTTCCATTTCTGCAAAATGCTAACGGAAATGCATTTGCACAAAATGGCATAGTTCCATATCGAAAGGGAGGAGTTGTAAATTCACCAACAATGTTTAAGTTTGGAGGATCTAACTTAGGCATCATGGGAGAGGCCGGACCAGAAGCTATACTTCCGTTGCAGAGAGGTAAAGGTGGAAAACTTGGAGTTATTGCACAAGGAGGTGGTACTGGTAATATTACTGTTAATGTTGATGCTACTGGTAGTTCTGTTGAAGGTGATGAAGAGGGAAGTCGTCAGCTTGGAGAGGTGATAGCATCAGCAATACAATCACAACTAATTGAAGAAAAACGACCAGGGGGTTTACTAGCATAATGGCAACTTTTCCAAACATTGAGCCGAGTTTTCCAGTTAGAAAAATATCAAAGCCAAATACAAGAACAGTAAAGTTTGGAGATGGCTATGAACACAGATTACTATTTGGATTAAATCAAAATCCAAAAGTTTTTAATTTGACTTGGAAACATATAACTGAGGCAGATAGTGATACTATCGAAACATTTTTAGATGCTCGTGCCGTAGATGGAGCAAGTTTTACATATACACCACCAAATGAGCCAAGCGCAATGCAATTTAAATGTCAGAATTGGAGTAAATTAATGGAGCGACCTAGCAGGGCAACAATAGAAGCAACATTTACAGAGGTTTTTGAACCATGAGTACTGATCCTGTTTTTAGTGAAATACAAAAAATTAATCCCTCGGCGATTATTGAACTTTTTGTTTTACAGCTAGACACGGCATTACATGGTGCAAATACTATTTATAGATTTCATGCTGGTACAAATTTAAATGCTAATGGAGAAATAGTTTTTGCAGGTAATTCATATCTTAGGTTTCCAATTCAAGCTACAGGTTTTGCTGATCAACGTGGTCAATTACCAAGACCAAAGGTAACTATAAGTAATGCAACAGGATTAATTTCGTCTATTTTAGTCAGTGTTAATCAAGTAACAGCAGGTAATGATCTTACTGGTGCTACTTTTACAAGAATAAGAACAATGGCACGATTTTTAGATGCAGTAAATTTTACAGGAAATACAAATCCATTTGGAACGCCAGATCCAACAGCAGAATTTAGACGAAAAATTTATATAGTAGATCGGAAGTCAACAGAAAATAGAGAAATTGTAGAATTTGAGCTTGCAGCGGCTACTGATATGGCTGGAGTAAGAGCGCCAAAACGTCAATGTACTCGTGCTTTATTTCCTTCTATTGGTACGTTTAATCAATGAACTGGCGAGATGATGCGTTGGTTCATGCGAAAGACCAAGACCCAAAAGAATCTGTTGGTTTGCTTTTAAACATTAGAGGTAAACAAAGGTATTATCCTTGTGAAAATTTAGCAATAACTAATCATCAGCACTTTATTTTAAATCCAGAGGACTATGTCAAGGCTGATAAATTAGGAGAAATTATTGCTATTGTTCATAGTCATCCAGTAACACCACCAATACCAAGTCAAGCTGATCGTATAAGTTGTGAACATAGTAAACTGCCTTGGCATATAGTTAATCCAAAAACAGAAGAGTGGGGAGAATGTGTTCCAGAAGGCTATATTCCGGATTTACTAGGTCGGCCTTGGGTATGGGGTGTTACTGATTGTTGGTCTTTAGTAAGAGATTGGTATAAACAGGAAAAAGGTATTGAACTTAGAGATTGGGAAAGACCATTAACACCAGAAGAATTTTTACAAGACCCTATGTTTGAGCGATGTGCGTGGAGAACTGGTTTTAGACAATTAAGAAAAGAAGAACGTCTTGAAAACGGAGATTTAATTTTTATGTCAATTATGGGTAATGGCTTAAATCACGTTGCTTTATTTTTAAATAATGAAGTATTACATCATTTGGCAGATAGACTATCTTGTAGAGAACCATATTCTGAATGGTTGCTAAAATGCACAGGAGGTAGGTATCGTTATGCTTCGTAAAGTAAAGCTGTATGGAGAATTAGCAGATTTTATCGGTCATAAAGAACTTGAAGCTGTTATAACTTGTACTTCTGATGCTATAAGATTTTTAACTAGTAATTTTCCAAATCTTGAGGGACATATGGCAGATCGTTATTATCAAGTTTTAGTTGATGATTACGATATAGGAGAAGAGGATATTTATAATCCAATTGGTCAATCAGATATAAGTATTGTTCCTGTTATCACTGGTGCTGGTGGGGGGACAGGTAGGTTTTTACTTGGAGCAGTGCTAATTGGTGCTTCCTTTGCCGTAGGAGGTGGTTTGTTAGGTGGTGCTTTAGCTAAGAATTTAGGAGCGATAGCATTTGTTAAGAATATAGGATTTGCACTAGCGATTGGTGGCGTAAGTCAAATGTTATATCAACAGGAAGAGCCTAAAGATTTTAGTAATGATCAAGATCCCAGAATTTCATTTAGTTTTTCTGGAGTGCAAAATACTAGTCGGGCCGGTACTACGCATCCGATTGTTTATGGAGAAATATTTACTGGTTCAGTAGTAATATCAGCAGGCATTGACACTAATCAGGTATCAGCATGACCGATAAAATTATTAGAGGAGCAGGTGGCCCTCCTCCCACGCCACCTCCTCCATATAAAGCTCCAGATACTTTAAATAGTAGGCAATTTGCAACAATATTAGATTTAATTTCAGAAGGTGAAATAGAAGGTTTTGCTACTCCTTCAAAAGCTGGACTTACAAAAGGAACTGCTGCTTATAACAACGCTGCCTTAAAAGATATATTTTTAAATGATACCCCTATTTTAAATAGCAGTGCTAGTAATACAAACCCACAAACAGCAGATTTTAATTTTCAAAATGTAGGATTTACACCTCGTTTTGGAACTTCAAATCAAACTCATATTGCTGGAATTGAGGGTAGTCAATCAACTACTGCTGTAGGAGTAACAGTGACAAATTCTTCTCCTGTCACTCGTCAGATAACTAATACTGCTGTTGATGCTGCAAAAGTTACGATTACATTTCCGCAACTTCAAAAAGCTACAGATAAAGGTGATTTATTAGGTTCTTCTGTCAACTTAAAAATACAAGTTCAATACAATAGTGGTGGTTTCACAGATGTCATCAATGATACTATTACAGGTAGGACTGCTGATGCATATCAAAAGGAATATCGTGTAAATCTAACAGCCTCTTTTCCAGTTGATATAAGAGTCGTCAGAGTTACAGCAGATAGTACTAGCAGTCAACTAGTTGATGCTTTTACTTGGACTAGTCTTGCCGAAATTGTTGATGATAAACAGACTTATCCAAATAGTGCGTATACAAGCTTAAGAATAGATTCTGAACAATTTAACTCAATACCAAAAAGAGCTTTTCGTATTCGTGGTGTAAAAGTAAGAATACCTGGTGCTGGTGCATCAGGTTCTGGCACACCTAGTATTGATCTTCAGAGCGGAAGAGTTATTTATCCAACTGGTTATATTTTTAACGGAACAATGGGTGCTGCTCAGTGGTGTACATGTCCGAGTTTAATATTACTTGATCTTTTAACTACTGAAAGATATGGATTTGGCGCTCATATTATTGATAGTAATTTAGATTTATTTAGTTTTATTGCTGCTAGTAAGTATGCAAACGAATTAGTAGATGATGGTTTTGGAGGTCAAGAAGCTAGATTTAGTTGTAATGTAAATATTCAAGGATCTACCGAAGCTTTTGACTTAATTAATGAGTTGGCTGGTGTTATGAGATCTTTTCCAATATGGTCAGAAGGATCTGTAACTTTATCTCAAGATCGGCCTACAGATTCAAGCTTCTTATTTAGTTTGGCAAATGTAGGTGAAGCAGGGTTTAGTTACTCAGGAAGCAGTCTAAAACAAAGACATACTGTTATATCTGTTAGCTATTTCAATATGGATAGCAGAGAGATAGATTATGAAATTGTAGAAGATACATCTGCTCAGAATAAGCTTGGAATAATTAAGAAAGACGTAAAAGGATTTGCGTGTACATCTCGTGGAATGGCACAAAGACTTGGGAAAGCAATACTGTTTAGTGAGCAACAGGAGACTGAGGTAGTTAGTTTTACAACCTCAATAGAGTCTGGAGCGATTGTTAGGCCTGGTTCTGTTATTTCTATTAACGATCCAGTTAGAGGTGGAGAGCGAAGAAGTGGTCGTATAAAATCTGCTACAACAACTGCCATAACAGTTGATAACACAACTGATCTTGATACTTTTACAGGTACGAATAAAAAATGCAGTGTTATATTACCTGATGGATCTGTAGAAACAAAAAATATATTAAGTGTTGTCAGTAATGTAATAAGTTTAGACTCTGCATTGTCTGTAATACCAAATGTAAATAGCATTTGGCTCATTCAAAGTTCTAATTTAGAAGCTCAAACATTTAGAGTTATTTCTGTTGAGGAAAAAGATGACGCTAATTTTTCTATAACAGCATTAACTTATATTGATGGTAAATACAATAATATTGAGCAAGGTTTAAGTTTACCTGCAAGAAGTATTTCCTTACTTAATCAGCCAAAAAATCCACCAGCTAACTTACAAGCATCAGAAAGAATTGTTATTGTAAATGCACTAGCTGTCACTAAATTAATTTTATCTTGGGTTTCTGTTACAGGTGTCAGCCAGTATCTTGTTCAATATAGATTTAACAATACAAACTGGGTTACAGAAATTGTTTTTAGACCCGACTTTGAATTACTTAATACTGAGGCTGGAATATATGAGTTTAAAGTTTTTTCTTATAATGCTGCTCTTAAACTATCAGCTACATCAACTAATTTAACTTTCAATGCGGTAGGTAAAACAAATCCTCCAAGTAATGTTCAAAATTTATCTCTTGAGCCTATAACTAATAAATTAGTTAGGTTAAGATGGACAAAAGCTGTAGATCCCGATGTTCTTCATGGAGGAAGAGTTTATGTAAGACACAGTAATTTGACGGACGGAAGTGGCACGTTCCAAAATTCAGTAGATCTTGTTACTGCATTGGCTGGAAACACTACAGATGTAGTGCTACCGAGTTTAGAGGGAGAATATATTTTAAAATTTCAAGATGACCAGGGAAACTTTAGTGTTGGAGAAACTAGTATAATTCAAGACTTACCTGATCTCATAGATACTCAGGTAATATTACAAGACAGAGAAGATTTGGATAGTCCTGCATTTCAAGGTGCAGATACTAATACAACATTTAACAACACAACTAGTGCTTTACAACTTACGAATCCAGCTACAAACAAAACAGGAGAATATGCTTTTAAAGATATTTTAGATTTAGGTGCTGTATTTTCTCTTGATTTGAAAAGAGTGATACGTTCTGTCGGTTTTGTTATAGGAACAGATATAGAAACAATTATTCCTAGTGGATCGTTTTGGGATGATTATGCACAAGATGGCAACTTCGATGGTGCAGCAGCAGATGAAGCCAATTGTCAGATACAAGTAGCTACATCACAGACAGCATCAGGTAGTTTTGGTGGATTTAATAACTTTGCAAATGGAACATTTAAAGGTCGTAGATTTAAGTTTAAATTAGTGCTTGAGACAACAAATGTTTCTCAAAACATGAACGTACAACAGGCAGGATATACAGCAGAGTTTCAGTCAAGAACAGAACAGAATTATCAGACAGGAGGTAGTACATCTACATTACCTCAAAATTCTGGAACTTCTGCTTCTGGATTAGACGTAACATTTGCTAAGCCATTTTTTGTAGGTGTCAGTGGCTTGGGAGGTTTGAATCAATTCAAACCATCTGTCGGAATTACAATTATGGGTGCTGCTGCTGGTGAATATTTTGTTATTAAAACAGACTCAAACGGTGATTT